CTTGAATATAAGTTATTCTAGCTGGTCCAATAAATGAACCTGAAGCGTCTGTTGCTCTACCAAATCTACCGTCAGAAGTTCTACAAGAAAACTGTTGGTCTGATGTTGCCATTTTTTATCTCCTTAAATTAAGCGTGGGGCCGAAGCCCCACACTAATTATCTATTAACTATTTGCAAAAGGTGTTGCTTCAGTACCTGTACCGATTAACACTGCTTCTACTAAATATACATTGTCTTCAAGTGCAGTAATAGTAACTGTGCTACCTTTATCTCCACCTGTAGTTCCACCGTTCATGCTGATAACATCATTAGCTGATGCTGGAACGAACGTGTTATTTGTTCCATCTGCTACGTTTACAACAGTTGCATGACCAACAAATTTGTCAGTCCCATCTGTTTTAATATCGAAGTCAGATGAATCTGTGCCTACAAAAAATTTGTAAACAGCTCCTAATTGGTTGTTTGCATTAGGATCATTGTCTCCAGCTGCAGCGCCTTTGCTATCTGCTTTAATTGTTGGAAGTGTGATTGCACCATCTGCATCATTACATTTAATAACTTTTCCTGCGTGAGCAGCAAAAGTTAAAGTAGTTTCTGCTGTGATGTTAACAATCGAATCAGGTCCTGCAGTAACAAATCCTCTTAAAGATTTTACTGGTCCTGAAAATGTAGTTTGTGCCATAATTATATCCTCCTAGTTTACAGATCATAGTCTCTAGGCCGTCGACTATACGCGTCTATGATCTTTAATAATTGTATAGTAAGAAAGTTATACCTCTATTTTTTAAAGAGTGCAAGAGAGCCTGTAGTGAAAGTGATAGTTTTAGATCGTAGCTTTTTATTAAGTAGCTACTGAAACTTCTGGAGCAGCATCATCAACTCTATTTTGCAAATGAGCTTTTTGAGCTTCTGCTAGTTTAATATGGTTTATAACTTCTCTGATCTTATGATCAATGTTAACCATATTGAGAGTATATTTACCCTCATTTAGATGCTCCTGTTCCCAGTTCAACTCCAAGGACCTTTTTTGTTTGTAAAGGTCGTTCAAGTGTGTCTGCATCGTGGACCTCCTCATAGGTAATCCATTTTTTACGGGTATCGTAAAATCCCGTTGTATCCCATTTTATATCAGATTGTCCTAATCTGTCAACTATAGATTGTTCTATAGCTTCAGCGGAATCTTCACACTTAAATTTAAATTTAGTGCGGTACCCATAAGCATATATAATAACTTGGAATTCCTTTAGCATAAATTTCTGTATTTGCAATAAAAAAGGGGCGGTTTTGAGGCCGCCCCTTAAATTTAGTTAGAATTAAGCACCTTCTACGCCGAAGATACCTCTAGGGTCTGATACGCCAAATACGTATCTTTCTCTAGCTTTGTATCTTACGTTTCCAGTATCGAAATCGCCTTCCATCTTAGTTGTGATGGGTGCTCTTTCGAAATACTTCATTCCGTTAGGTACATCTGTGATGATGTAGAACGCATCTGTGTCAGTTAAGTAGTTGTTCACTCTATAACCTTGAGGAACCATTCCCATAGACGCGATTGCGTTGATGTCATTATCAGCAGTTCCAGTTCTACCTTGAGACTTCATCAATCTCTCAGCTGTGAATTGTAGTTCACTTGGAATTACCATTTTAACACCTCTAGCAGCAATTTTAAGACCTCTTTCGTCTGTCATTGCAGCGATGTCTATTAAAGACTGCTCCAATGAAGTTTCGTTTAAGTCAGCTTGCGTAGTTAAAGTGTTTTTGAATGTACCCGAGATTGTTGGGTGAGAAGTGTTAAATAAAGAAACACCATCACCAGAATCAAATCCATCTGTAGATGGAAGACCCTGAATCAACGGATTCACTGCTTTCACTTGTTTTGTGTTTGACATCGATCTAGCTAAAGCTTTTGTGTATCTAGAAGCTAGTTTGTCATAAAGGTTGTCCTCAACTGCTTCCTCAGTGATTGAAAACCCAAGAGCTACTGTCTCGTGAGTGTATCTTGCTGTGAAAGTTTCTTGAGCACTGTCGAACGCAACGCCAGAACCTTCTGGTTTTACTTGCGCTTGTCCGAACCCTGACAACATTACTTCTTCTTCAAAAGCTCTGTCAGATGTCTCTGTAGTATAAATTTCAGCATGCTGATTTTCATACCTTTTGTATTCCAGGCCAAATAGTGCATTTAATCCTGGCTCTAGTTCTTTGACTAGTTGATTACGTGATATCGCCATAATTATAATCCTCCTATTAGATACCTGTTAGTTGTTTGTAGAAATGTTCGTTAATAACGACTCTCCAGACCACGTTTGCTGATCCGACTTCATCGTTATCGATATCTCTACTGATACCAACTATCTTTAATTGTTGTGAACTAGTACCCAACGTACTGTCATCTAGAGTTGTTCTAGATATGTAGTTAGGAGTAGCCCCTGCTGAATAACTTATTTCAGCTGTGTTACCAACGTCTGTCGCCGCTGATGCACCACTGTTGTTAGATCTAACTTCGTAGATCTGACCTGGGTCATCAGTTATGAACGCCACGATATCTGTAGCTGTGTTAGAGCCTTGCAGATAGTTTTGAAACGTTGGCTTACTTGTTGTCGCGTCAGTATAGAATACACCATTTAACGAACCTAAGTTATTTTCCGTAGCTGCTGCAGCAACTGCTGCTTTTCCTGTGTTAGCCATTGCCACCATATCTTGGTGGTAGATAGCTGTAGAGGAAGCTGCTACTGGATATTCACCCAGACCGCCCTGATCTCTATTCTGACCCGCTTTCTTTAAAGGCCTCAATCCGAAGCCTGTTGATGACGAGTTTGCCATTTGTTTCTCCTTGTTTATTTAATCGTTGGTTTGAATCGTTAAAAAATTAACTTTTCTTGCCACCGAAGGTTACACGAGTCTGCTTATCTATATTGATAGGCATCCTTCTGTCCTGTTCCTTCATGAGGTCGTTATCGACTGCTTCAACGTTTTCATTCGCTTGTCTAGCGTAATATTTCGCACGTTGTTGCGCGATCTCAATTGGTACCCTTGTCAGCACAAGGCCTCCGTGCCCGATCACCCCTGAATACTTGCCGTCTGTGACTACTGGGTAATCATCCTCTGGATATTCATCGGCTCTAACTAACTCGTACCCGGATCTTAATCTTCCTTGTACATTTTTAGTGTCGACGTATCCTAGAACTTCTACCCTGACCCATCTGTGTCTGAATCCATCAGGCGCGTTAGGTGTATCTAAGTACGATGGTGGAGCCCAAACCTTTGTTCGTTCTTTTTTTACTCTGGTTTGACTCGCACGGGAAGTTTTCTTTTCTTCTTTTTTCATATGCTATACCTCCTTCGTGTTCATTAACTGTTTCGCATATTCTTCTAGTGGCACACCTAATTTTTTAGCGATTGTTACTTGGCTCGGTGTGAGTTTTACCGTTTTGCGACTAGTCTTTGTACTACGCGTTGCAGATGCAACAGTTTGTGTAGGTTTACTTGTCGGTTTATTATCTACAGGTTTATCAAATTTATGGGGAAATTCAACCCTAATTCTTTTGTCGATTTCCTTATAATATTCTTCACTCTGAGGGTCAAAACCTTCTTCTTCGGTAAGTTTTCTATGAAGATCAAAAGCAGTATAAGTCATTGCACTATCTTTACCAAACCAATCATTCTTAAATGCCCAATCCTCAGCTTTAGGATCTGGTGCAGCTTGAGAAGGAGTGAACGGCTGTTTTTGTTCTGCAGGTTTTTCTGCAGCAGCTTTCTTTTCCATTTCTAGTTTAGTTTTTAATTCAGCAACTCTAGCTTGTTCGTATCCAAGTTGTGAAATAGCTGTTAGTGCTTCAACTTCAGCTTTTTTATCATCCGCTTGTCTAGCTGCAATCAACTTTTGTTGAGCAGCTAAAAGAGAAGACTTAACCCTTCCTTCCATTTCAGATGTATAATTTTGATCTAAATTAGAAACTTTTGAAGTTAAATCATCTCGTTCTTTTTGTACTCGTCTAGCATAAGCCAAAGCTTCCTCTCTTTGTCTTTCCGCTTCACGGTATCTTTTTGTTAGTTTAGCAATTCTTTTTTGAACTGAATCACTATACTTTTCATGTTCATCTTTCTTTGGTTCTTCTTTTACTTCTTCTTTTTTCTCTTCACTTTGTTCTTGATTGTTCTCGTCAGTTCGAACATCCAACTGCTCACTAGATTTCTCAGGTGTGTCAGCGGACTTATTATCGTCTGTAGTAGTTGTTTCATTAGGAACCTCCACTTCATTTGTTTCTGGTTTTTTGTTTTCTTCTAATTGAACCTCGGCACCAGGACCTGATGTATCAATATCAACTGTTTTTTCTTCAGCTGGCATAGCTTCCTCCTATGTTAAAATTCATGGATTATATCTTCGGGGTTATCCACGGTTGCTAAAATCTCATCGTCGTTGAGCATTCTAACTTCTCCCCCTTCTATTTTAATTCTTGATCCTGCATATCTTGCAAAGATCACCCAGTCTTTCTCTTTACACCACGGACCGTCTGGATATCTTTCTTTGTCCGTGTAACAATCAGGGCCCATTCTTAAAACTAATCCACATTGAGAAGCAACTTGTTGTCTCTCCAATGAAGTTTCAGCTATAATAATACCCCCTTTAGTTTTCTCTTTCATTTTGAAAGGTAAAACTAACATTCGCCAACCTGTTGGCTTTGGCAATTTTGATGATTCTGTTGTAATTTCTTTTTCTTTTTCTTCTGGTTTTGATTCGTATTTTTCTATGAGTGCGTTCCTGTGTTTAGGAATCTCTTTTGATTTTGATAATGGTTCCGTCTTTGTCATCTTGCTCCTTTTGTTTCAGCAGGTTGGATATTTCCTGTGTAATATATTGGTACGTTCGTACCTGTCCTAACATATAGTTGTACTTTTCCATATTGTCAATAGCCCCCGTGGTCATGGCTGTAACAATATCATCGTGTCTTTGTTTAATTATCTTCCTTAATTTAGTTATTATTTCATAATCCATCATTTTTTTCTTCCTCTCCTTATTGCTTTTTTCATGTTTTCTCCTTTATTGTTTAAACTCTTGTAATATACCAAGTTTATCTTCTGCCTCTGCTATTTTTGCAACTAATTTATCACACTCTTCTATTTGTTGAGGATGTTCTCCTATACCAACAGAATGTTCAAAATATATTTTTAAAGTTGCATCTGCTTCAGAGATTTGTGCGTTATATCTATCTTCTAGTGCTTGTAGTATTGCTCTTTTTAACATTTCCAACGTCTCCGTGCCTGACGGATACGTGAGTTTGGATCGTTACGTGTTTTAGCTGACGCTCTTTTCAATTGTCCCAGTGATCTTGCACAATATGACTTTCTACGTTTAGCAGCTTTTGATCCAGGCTTCACTTTTCCTGTCACGGCTGTTTTTAGTTTTGAGCCAGGATTCATTCTTCTATAAGCTTTGACCCCAGCTTGTGTCATGCCTGCTCCAGACTTTGTAGGTCTGAAATTCTTTTTGTTTCTAGGTGGCATACCACCTTTTGCAAATCCTTCTCTTACTTGAAAATCGTTTCTCATACTAATCCGCCTAATCCCATTTTCTTTCTTTTAGGTGCAAATGTAGCGGCTCTATCTGGAGTTGGTCCTACGTTTGCTTTAGCTTGTTTTCTTCTTACGGCACCCGCACGTTGCCCTTTGGACATCGCTCTTGCTTTCGCAATAGGCACGCATTTTGGATAATTTTTTCTTTTTTCTCCACCACTTCGTCCACACTTCGGGTA